ACCAACTTCTCAGACATCAAAAACTGTCCAGAATGCGGGAGCCTATGGCATGACCAGCCCATTCCAGAAAAAAGCCGTCATCTCTTTGGCGGCTCCGAATGGTTCTCGCGAGTCATCTATCTATCGTCCTGGCGCGAGGATCGTGGTTATGCCTGGCAATGCCCAGACTGTGGCACCACTTGGGACCGTGGTACTGGCGCCATCATCGACCACTACAAGGTTGACATGGATCGTCCATTAACCTCTAGCGAACCATGACTTTATCTCTTGCTGCTCAAGCAGTATTAGCTGCCTATCAGAATGCCTCAATAGACGACGCATTAACTGCTGCTGCCGTCATTCGCTCCGCAGTGGCTGTCACTCAGCAGTATCAGTGGAAAGACTGCTTATCCGACGACGTATGGACTTGCGATGCAGATGAACTTCTGGCTATTGCTGACGAACTAGACCTATTCACTTCCATTAAACCATGAAAACTACCATTGCTTTGATTGTCTTTGCATTTGCCCTGCCAGCAGTGGCGTGTAACGAGCCCATCACCTATTCCGGCACGTGCCCACTTGGCTACTACCGCTCTGGGGGGTATTGTGTGAAGAACAACTAACGCCACCGTGAAATTCAAGCAGTTTGTCCCAGACCGCATCCAACTGGACAATCGTCGCTATTACAAGGTGCCGGAGGGCTTGGACCATGTGCCTGCGGGTCTGGTCCTGCCTTCTGTTACAACCGTAGCCGGGGCATGCTCACCCGTGGGCAAGATCATGGCTCTTATCAACTGGCGGCGTCGCGTGGGCGATGCAGAGGCCAATCGTCGCACCATGGGCTCCATTGATCGTGGCGTGTGGCTGCACGGTGTTCTGGAGGATCTATGGAATGGAGAGGATATTGAGCACCACCTTGAAGCCAAGAGCAAATATCGCCCCTACTTCCATTCCATCGAACCCTTCCTGGAAACCATTGACCAGCCATTGCTCGTAGAGAGCGCCATCGCCTACTTCAATTCTGAGTTACAGATTGGTTATTCCGGCACGTTTGACATGCTGGCAACGATGAAGAATGGCAACATTGCCCTCCTCGATTGGAAAACCAGCTACAAGCGCAAGCTTGACTGCTACCTAGCTGATTACAAGATGCAACTTGGCGCCTACGCACAGGCCCTTGAGCAAATGTATTCCATTGAAATCAACGAAGCTTACTGCGCCATCTCTATCTACGATCCTGACACGGGAGAAGGAGAAGAGGCACAAATCGTTTCGATGGATGGCTGTGATCTCGCCTGCCAGGCAGCCATCATGAACGACAAAACCCGCCGGTATTTTGAAGAATTCTATCCAGGGGGCAAACCCTTCACGATCACAGTTGACAAGGGAGCCTAGAGCCTCTATGCTTGCCGTGCCCTACTGGGCATCCAATATCCTTCAAGGAGCAACACCGTGGCAAATCGCCCCACTATTACCGCCGCCATTGATCTCACCCCTGACCTTCTCAATGCATTGAAGAAGGCTGGCGCTAATGATCGTGGTAACTACAGCCTCGACATGGCTGTATGGCCCAACGAAAAGATGACTTCTGATCGTTCCCCTCGTTTTACTGGATCCGTCAAGATCAAGGGCGACAAAGAGGGTCCTAAGGGCTACGCTTCCGTGTGGCAGAACGACGACCTCGGCGGCGGCAGCTCTACCGATCTGTTCTGAAGCCATGAGCAGCAAAACTCCAGGTGTTGACTTGATAGCTGCGCTGCTCACAATTCCCATCCAAGGATTCCTTATCTTCTTAATGGCATGGCCCCTCTGGTGGGGCCTGCTGCCATTATTTCCTTGGTTGGAAATGGTGCGCTTCGGAACTGCCGTGGCTTCTGGCTCAATGATCCTTCGCTTTATCTTCAATCGTGACTAAAGAATTTGCCACTCTCACTGGCACCGGCTTACTGGTCTTAACGCTACTTCTCGTGGGGGGACCGCAGTACAACGTCTGGACAAAAAGTCTTACCGGCAAGGCTGAACTCCAAAAGGCTGAGTACACCAGACAAGTGGCAGTTCTTGAGGCTCAAGCAAAAATGGACTCTGCTTCCAAGCTTGCTGACGCTGAAATCGAACGTGCTAAAGGCGTGGCAGAAGCCAATCGCATTATTGGCGACAGCCTCAAAGACAATCCTCGCTACCTCCAATACCTGTACATCACAGGGCTGCAAGAGGGAAGCGAGAAGGGTAATCGCACTATCTACGTTCCCACGGAAGGTGGTATGCCGGTTCCCACGCTTGACATGACCAAATAGTTGCGGGCGCTACGGCGCCCATTTCTTCCAAACCATGACACTTCTTAACGACAAGCAAATTGCCAAACTTGCCGAGAACGACATCTTCATGCCTTTTGTGGGCGAGAAGAAACGTACTCTGGAAGATGGCACTAAGGCCATTTCGTATGGCCTGTCCCAAGCTGGTTATGACATTCGGCTTTCCGATGGGGAATTCTCCGTTGTTAGCGGCTATGGGCGCTCCCGTGTCACCACGGAATTGGACCCCAAGTTGTTTAACAATTGCGTTGCCTACGACGCTCCCCTTATCCACGGAGCAAGTGGCAACTACTTCTTACTGCCAGCCAACAGCTATGGAATGGGAGTCAGCCATGAGCTAATCTCCATGCCTAACAATGTCATTGGCATTTGTGATGGCAAGTCCACTTACGCTCGGTGTGGCATCATTATCAATGTGACGCCCATCGAACCCGGCTGGACTGGCTATCTCACGATTAGCATCTCCAACCCCACTGCTTTTCCGGCACGCATTTATGCAAACGAAGGCATTGTGCAAGTGATGCTCATGCAAATTGAAGAAGTAGGGCAAGCCTACACGGGCAACTATCAAAACCAGGGAGCTAACGTACAGTTAGCTGCTGTTTAATAGTGAGTGCTCTTGAAGATCAATTCCTAGGACTATGGCAAGCTCACAATCCTTCCCTCCCGTTGGAGCGGGAATTTAGTGAAATTGATGCCTGGGAAAAAGATTTTCAAGAGCGCCACGCCAAATCAAAACGTTCAAAACGCTACCGCTTAGACTTTGCTCATCCCGACTCTCGCACTGGCATCGAAATCCAAGGTGGCGTTTACATGCGTGGCCGTCACGTCACTGGCAGCGGTTATGAAAGAGACTGTCGCAAATACAATCTTGCTTATACAAGCGACTGGACGATCTTTCTGCTCACGGCTACCATGGCCAAAGACGCCTTCTGGCACGCGCTGATTGCTGAGCACATTCAGCAAGCTCAAGTGCTTCCTTGATAATGGCATCAGCAGCTTCCAAGTCTGTTTCTTGCTTGGCCATCGCCTGACGAAGCTGGATGTTTTCTAACATAAGACTTTGCACTGCCGTCTGCATGGATGACCAGCCAGTCAGCAAATTCTGTGCTACTTCACGAAGCTTTGCATTGTCGTGGCATTCTGCAATGGCCTTTCTGTTGACGGTCAAAGAGAATTCACGTTCTGCCGAATGCTCGAATGGACCCATCATCGCAACTCTGCTTTTCCCATTGTAAACCAATTCCACTGGAAGGCAGAATTTCATGCTTAAACCATCGTTTGCAGTCTCTAGGCTACAACCAAGAGGGCATGGCAAGCAATTTGTACGACGTGTGGAAAATGGCGAGAATCCCGAAATCTTGCGTCCGGCTTCCCGGCGTTATAAGCTGAGGAGCGTTCCAAAGGGTTATGACTGGGAAGAAGGGGAGCGAGTGGCGCTGGTCGCCCTCACAGGGGCTGGAATGGTGCCAACTTCCATCTACGGCACATTCCTCGGCATTGACAGGAGCAATGGACGAAAGGCTGCAATGGTCAAATGGGACGAAAAAACTGCTCACATCAGTGGTACAGTGGCATTTCAACGAATCCGCCCCATTGCGTTGATCCTCGACCATGATTGATTCGCGCCATCCCTTTGAGATTGATCCATTAAACGATGGAAAAAGTTATGTGTGCCTCATTGATGCGATGGGGAATAGCTTGTCGATTGTGAACGATGCAAGGCAAAGCTTTGACGGACATTCTGAAGAATGGTCAGAGCGCGATGCCAAGCTGCTCAAATATTTGATCAAGCACCAACACACGAGCCCCCTTCGTGGCGTGGTGTTTAAGTGGATGGTGAAAGCACCATTATTCATTGCCCGGCAGTGGTACAAGCACACCATTGCCTCCACTTTTGTGGATGACCAACTTGGCTGGAACGAAAAAAGCTTCCGCTACTGCCCTGCTCAAGATGCAGAATTTTATGTGCCTGCTCAGTTTGCTTCTCAAGCCACTAACAACAGGCAAGCCTCTGGAGAGCCACTTGATTCACGGGGGCAGGCCCTGGCAGCTCAGATTTATACAAAGACTGTGGAGGAAAGCAGGCAAGCTTACGACGCACTGCTAGCCGCTGGTGTGAGCCGTGAGCAGGCTCGTGGTGTGTTGCCACCGTGCATGTACACCAGTTTTGTCTGGACATGCTCTCTGCAGGCCCTGCTCCATTTCATTGGCCTTCGCATTGACAAAGGAGCACAGAGCGAAATCCGCGCTTATGCAGAAGCTTTATTGAAGCTGGCCGAGCCCATCGCCCCGGAAGTATTCGAGGCGTTTGCTGAAAACAACTACCAACTCTGACCATGCACGACCCCGTTAATTCACCCAGCCACTACGCCCAATGCGGTATTGAAAGCATCGAAGCCATTGAAGCTTCCATGAGCGGCCAAGCCTTTAAAGGTTTTCTTAAGGGCAATTGCCAAAAATATCTGTGGCGTTATGAACACAAAAATGGCAAGGAGGATTTGCTTAAGTGCCAATGGTATTTAAATAGACTCATTGGCGTGATGGAAGCCGAGGAACAATTTGCCAAGCGCATTGAAGATGCCGTGACAGAAGCAATGGCTGAACTCAAGGAGCCCTGCGATCCTGATGCCTACATGATTAGTGGCTGTACATTTCGCCAAGGTCCGCCAGAACCTTTGGATGCAAATTGGTAGACTAGGCGGCACACAAAATAGCAGAGAGGGGGCCATAAGCCCCCTTTTCTTTTGATTCATGGATGGGCAATGCACGTTGCGTTGCTTGGCACCAAGCCTCCCAGTCAGACAAGTCAGTGTGAGCACTGACAAAACTGTTGGAATGTATCCATCCCATTAACACCAGTTCACGCTCTTGAGTCCAGAATTCCTGAGGCCGCCACCATTCAAACAAGGGCAAACTTCCCTTGCGGGCGTTGCAGGCTAAACAGGAAGGGCTATTGTTCCATCTTGCGAAGTGCGGCCCGCCTTTGCTCTTAGGAACAATGTGGTCAATGGTTAGCTTTTCGCTCCATTTTCCGCAATAAGCACAGGCACAATGACCAAATGGACCTTTGGTTGGAAAATCTTCAAAAATGCTTCTGCGATAACGTCGCTTAGCTTCACCGGGTCGCAATTCAGAGAGGGATTGAAGAAGTTCTTCGGGTCCATTTCTCATCCCCATGGTGATATTAAATTGACTTCCATACAGTTTAAACTGCCAAAGTTAACGATGGCGATTGTGTAGAATATTGAAAAACAGTAACGACCAATGCAGTCCTGGCAAGAAAGCATGATGAACTTTGCAGCCACTGTGACTGCGGGAATGCTGCTTGCTAGTGGCGGCATGATGGTCACCGTTGGCAATCAGCAAGTGAAGATTGCCACTCAAGTGGAAAGCGTCACAGAAAAATTAGACGAACTAACCAATAGTATGAAGGGCCTTGAAGGACGTGTGCGCAATTTGGAAATTCAACGCTAAGCTAAAAGAAACGCATTCTTTCCCATGACTCCTGCAGAACTCATGCTCGTCGGTGGCATCATTGTTGGCACCATTGAAACCATCATTGCTGCTCTGAAAATCAAGCCCAACAGCACTGTTGAACTTGTGATTACCATTGCAAAAGCAATCTTTGGTTCTATCGCCAAGAAATGATGAGCGAAGCCATTCGTCTCTCTGACTTATTCAAATATTACAAGCAGGGACTGCCACACCAAACGGCAGCAGTTCAGTTGCTGGAGGAGCAGATCATGAAGACTGCTCCTGAAGTGATGAGCAGAGAGAACGAATGGTTTAAAGTTTGGAGCCAAACAAAAAAACAAGAGCCCGCTAAACAAGTGGTGCTGTCTGTTCCTTACGAATGGCAGCGTGACAATAAAAGCGGCACTGGCTGGCGCGAATGCTTTAGCAGCAGTTCTGCCATGGTGGCAAAATTCTATGGCAAAGTGGACAGCGATGATGAATACAATGCCATTCGCGCTCGCTATGGCGATTCAACAGATGCCAGTGCCCAGTTAAAAGCTCTCCACCATCTTGGACTAAAGGCTGAATTCAGCCAAAAGATGAGCGTCGATAGCCTCCAGAAGGAGCTTAGAGCGGGTCGTCCAGTGCCAGTTGGCTGGTTGCATCATGACAACTATCGGAAGCCCTCAGGAGGCGGTCATTGGAGCGTAGCGGTGGGATTTGATGATTTGTCCATCATCCATAACGACCCCTATGGAATGGCTGATATTGTTAATGGTGGTTACACCAGCGGTCAAGGTGGTAAATGTATTCACTATGGCAAAAAATACTGGCTGCCACGCTGGACCATTGAAGGGCCAAGCTCTGGCTGGGCATTGTTAATCAGCAAATGACAGAACCTTCTGTTATCAATGCTCTTCTTTATGAAGTGGCCCTATGGGTGAAGGCTAGATGCCCGTGGATAGTAATCAGTGCACTATGCGATCAAATTATTGCCAATTGTCGCCCAGACTGGGTAAAATGGAGAACTGAGACAACAATTGAAAGGGTTGAGCAGCAAGCCGCTGAAATTGTTGTTCAATGGAAAGAAGAGGAGAAAAGCGAAAAAGCCAATACATTGGCTGCTCAAGCAACAAAGCTCTACCCCAAGGCCAAAATCACGCCATTGCCAAACGCAGTGGTGCCATCAGTGATGATTGAACAGGAAGCACCAGAAGATGCCAGTGATGATGTGAAAGCGTTGGGCGGTGAAATGAGAATTACCTACAAGTTTGACGAGCTACAATAGAACGAGATTCTTTTGTAGTCATGGAAATTGTTGTTGGCCTCTTCATGCTCACCACCGGCATCTTCATGACTGGACGCCTGTACCATCTAAATTGTCATCAACGGACTCAACAATTGCCACTTGCTCATCATCAACGGCACGACTAATTAAATTATGCAGTTGCATATAATGCTTTAGTCCATCGCCATAATCAATGTTAAAAATGTCATACATTGCATAGCGATAGCTGCCCTTGTCCGTTACGTCCGCCTTGTAAATTAGCTTGCAGATTTGACGGAACGCCCTGGCCCGTTCGTCCATCGTAAGACTGTCCCACCAGGCTTGATCTTCCGCGCCTTGCACCAAATCAGCATGGCGCCATGCGTCACGAAAGGCTTCCATTTCTGGACTGTCAAGCCACTTGTTCATGAACGATGCGCCAGTCCTAGAACTGTAGCACCATCAGACAATTTCCACCCAGCCCAATTGTCCCATTGCTCTTGCTGATCCATCGCTTTCAATGGTCAAAGCCAGCACATCACTTTGCCCAGATGCATTCACCCCAAGAGAAAGGCGAATTGCTGTTTCAATCCTTAAATCTGTTGACTGCTGCTGGGAAACAATGCCAGTATTGACGATAGTGCCGCCAATCACTGAAGTGGCGCTTGTGGTTGTTTCAACATTTCCCCTTCCGTTGGCGGCTCCACTCCACGTGACACCAGAAAGCGTAGGATTCAGACGCAACCTCCATAAGATAACATCATTAGTAAACGCAGCCACATCAATCTTGACCGGCAAAATTACATTGCCCGTGCGACCACTTGCCATGCGAATTGCAGCGGTAAGGCGCTCTCCGGTGGCAGCGGAAACGCTTGCAAAATTAGGAAATGCCGAATAGATGGCGCCATTTGGTTCATAACCGCCTTCACTTAGCAGGCTGCAGCAAACTTGCTGGAAAGTGGCGCCACTTGCCTGTGCAGTGGTATTGACAATGCGATATGACAATGGGAGAATTGCCGTTTGCATGTATGTTCTATTGATATTATTTGCATGGTTAAATTCGTGACAATAGACAATGCTTCCATCAATAACAAATCCACATCTTACTCTTCCCACTCCCAGCCATTCCAAATCTGTAGCAAAAATCTGTGCCCTGTTAAAATTTAACGCCGGAAAAGTTTCAATATTCCAATCGGACTGATTAGCTACGTTTTCGACAACACTGCCAGTAGTGAAACTTCTGACGACAAACTGGAGAGTGGTGCCACTGGCGCGTAGCATCACACCATTATTATCATCAAAATAACCAATTTCCTGGACTAAGCCACTGGCCAATGGTGCCCCAACAAAACTTTGCATG